GTCTTTACCATCTTGCCACTGTCGTAACGTTCTTCAAAGTCTTCATAGTACCACGGATTTTCTGTTTTACAGCCATCCATAAGCAATTCATCTATGAATAACTTAAAATGAAATTCTGTGGCAAAGTAGTTGTGATCAAATGCCGCAAAGAATGATTTCTCTGCATGTCTAACCCAAGGCTTATTACCAACAAGACGACCTAAGAAGTCTTGAGGATCATAACTGCCAGCATGCCATAGTCCATGTGTGACTACCGGAATGCCTAGTAGTTCACTCATGTATTTGAGATTGATAATTCCTGGATGCCACGCATCAGTAAACACAAAGTGATCGCCAGCCACAATGGATCCATTGCAAAATAGGCGGCTAATTTGTTCAACTTGATTAGCCTTGTATATATTGGTGCCACCAAAGTTAAGAAAAGCTCCTGGCGTAGTTGCTGGAGGAATGTCTCCAGGCCCTGATATAACTCGTACATTATGTCCTGCTTTCTTTAGTAAGGAAGGTACATGGGCCTTCCATTGACCCGTGTACCTTGTCTCTACTGATTCTAAATCAACGAGAAAAATTGTCATGACTCTTAGGACGATAATCTTTTCTGAAATTTTTCCCAGCGTATGCTGGACGAGAAAAATACCTATACTCTTGAGACTTGTACAAGTCTGCAGGATTATAAGGAAGAAGATTAAACCTGCAATGATCCAACCAAGCATCAAGATCATCAAAGATCTTAGTTACTTCGGGCTTCATGCGGAGAGTTTTTTGAATATAGGCAGGTTGTGCCATAATACTGATTTCCTATTTAAAGGGAGTTAATGAACTTAAGGAAAGCGCCATTTTCGCCGTCCTCACTTACGTCAATCCAAGTTTCACGACCTGGATATCTTGCGTTGATTGTTGCGTTAAGTTCGCGAGCAATCATTTCGCAGGATTTGTGGTTGAGCTCGAGTGTGCCATCGTTATAGCACTTCTCTAACCAACGCTTAAATTGAATAAATTCAATATCGCGATCATCATGCGTGACAGCAATATAAACTTTAAAATGGAAAATATGGCGATGCGGTGTGCCCAAAAAGCTAACATCGTATTCATCGCCTGTGGCAAGTTTTGGATCTGTAGCCGCCGCAGGATACATGTGAATACCTTCTTTGCGGAAGGTAACCCAAATCATTGATACATCATTCATCATTAAACCTTAAGTTTTGATTTTTTAGTTGAAGGTTGTGCAGTAGCATTAACTTTAGTAGCTGACTTTACCTGAGCTTGTGCTTCGGGAATTTGACTAACTGCTAAATCATATTGTTCAACAATATCTTTGAATGTAGGAGTAATTACTGCAATAGAAGATTTAAAAACAGAATGCGGTAGTGTAGGATCAGTAGTAACCATCATAGGTACAAATCCAAATCCGTTCTCACTTTGAATTAATCTAAATGGTTTATCTAGATTTACTAATTGTGCATCTTCAGAAATGAACATTCCGCATACTTCTTCACCAGTTAGCAATTTTAAGCTAACAACTGTATTTTCTTTAATCATTCTTCAGTTTTCCTTTTTGTTGTCTTAGGTTGCTTTGGCAAATTGTCTTTCAACATATTATACATTTCCCATAGCTTCCAGTCAATACTTTCTAGTAATTTAAAAAGTTTTTGTTCGGAGGTTTCTTGGGCCGCCTGTTTTGTAATTTTTGAATTAATCATTTTATCACCTTGTCGTTTTTATATTGTGACCAGTCTGTAAACTGTTCTCGGTCCATTAATTTATGCAGGCTATGGGACCATACGCCTGGATTTGTGGCTTTAAAATCTTTGTCGTCGATTTTAATCATTGTATTATAATTCCACAATTTAATATATGGAATAGGTATACGAATCTGCGGAATAAAATTATTGTATTCGCAGTAGCCGCTTTCATGAAACTCTTCTACCTGATTGATAGGAATATCTAAACTGCACAGATATTCTTTTTTAAGGAAAAAGAATATCATTTCTTCCCATGCTTTATGTTCTTCATAGGTCTGTGGATTAAAACTATGATTAGCACCAAAGAAAATATGTTCACATCCTTGTAGATTTAATGCAATTTCTTCTATTGAATGTATGCCTGTTACAAACAATGTCATCTTTCCAAATGCTGGAGTATGTTCAATCTCTACCCCTGTAAAGAATTGTACATCGATTACTTCGCCGGTTGTATAATCACGTTTCATAATACTAGTATAACAGATTTAATGGATCAGTGCAATAGATAATATTACCAAATCATGTGTGTGCTAGTACATTTTCTGGACTAGACACTCCGTATGGATCCGGATTGTCTGCACTTGATTCTGGTTCTACAAACATGTGTTCTACTTGGCCGTTGTTAACAATAGCCGCATAACGACGACTGCGTTTACCAAATCCAATAGCACTCATGTCAACGGTCATGCCCATACCTTCTGTAAAAGCGCCTGCCCCGTCTGGAATAACTTTGACGTTCTTAATGTTTAATGCACGAGCCCACTCGTTCATAACAAAACCGTCGTTAACTGAAATGCAATAGATTGTATCAATTCCCTTTGCTTGAAAATCAGCAAATTGTTCTTCAAAGCCAGGTAGTTGGTATGTTGAGCAAGTTGGTGTAAATGCACCGGGCAAGCTAAAAACTACTACTCGTTTGTTGGCAAATAGGTCGTTGGTTGTTTTAAAAACAAATTGTCCGCCAATAGGACAGCCGCCGTCTGCTGGCATTTCATCACCTTCGCGGAAAGCAAATGTTACGTTTGGTATTGTCTGTGTCATATTATTTCCTTAAATGTCTCGGTCCATTTCGCCTGCTTCTTTGACTAGACTCAATACTTCGTCTAATGTGTTACACAAGATCTTGGCATTGACATAGTCGCCTTTCTTATTACGTCCACCAGCTTCTACCATGAAGCCGTTATCGTACATATTGATAGTAAATGATTCATTTACTTTGGTCAGCTTATCGCTGAGTTTGTTTACTTGTTTAGCTGTTGCCATTTTATTTTTCCTTTGTTTTACGTTTTGGTTTAGCTTTTTTTACGGGAAGAACGCTTTCTGCTTTTAGTATAGCAGCCTTGACTTCATTGAGTAATGCTTCATCGTCCCATTCTAATGTAGTCTTTCCATCCGGATGTGTAGTCACAGTCAAATGATTACCTTTAACTACTTTTGATTCATTGGGGAAAATTAGTTTTGCACTACCAATAGTTCCGGGCATTTCCATTGATTCTGATATTTCAGCAGATTCAATAACACCTGTTTTCTTTTTACGAGTTGCCATATTATTCTCCTAAGTTGCCTTCTTCCAATGCTCTCAGTTGATCATCATCAGGATTTTCTAAATCAACTTCATTGGACGATGTTACTTCATCAAACGAAAATAAATTTCTAAATTCATTTTGTTTAGGACCGCCTTGTAATCGCGCACCTTCTAGACTACGCAAGAATGGACCTGCACGTTCAACCATTTCAAATGCTTCTGTTTTTGTTTTTGTATTAAACAAATCCTCAATCAAAGAATTAAAATACAAAATATTACGAGGAACCCAATCACTGTATTCATCGCTCATATCCTGTGATTTAACTTTCTTCCAATGTTTCCATGAAAGTTTATCTTTGGTCTTGGCTATTTCGATGTCCATTAATTGTTGAGCACGTTGTACAGCAACAATATGACAGTAAACATTATGACCCATCATAAGTGCATAGGCAAAACTATCCCAAGAAGTTTTGCCTTCCTTGCCAATCTTGTTTAACATACCTGGTGCATAGTGGCAAATATCTGCAAGAGTTAGCCTTCTACCAATTTCTGATTCGAATGGGAATGGGATGTCGCTTCCTGCAAGTGCTTTGTTATCTGGGGCTTTGTCCATAATAACGCTCCACCTTTTCGGTGTGTGGACTGCATTTGTGTAGACAAGTCCGTGCGCGGTTGCGATAAACGGTGAGGCGCAGTCAAAAGATATGGTAAGCTCTTCATTAATATGTTTCCTAATTTGTCGTTGAATCAAAGTTAAGTAACAACTCCAGTCAAGTTGCGCTGTACCCAAAAAGTGGATCCAGTTTTTGCCCTTCAGCAAACCATCTTCACGCAAGGTCATTAGACGCTTTAACGTGATATCCATTTTACACATGTTAGCACCACCAAAGGCCCAACCTTCTGCTTCACGACCTGCATACTTACCCGCTGGGTCGCTGAATTCTTTTACACCTTGATACCATTGTTCAGCAGTATCCCAATCACCACCCTGTAATACATTAAGCCATTTGGTCTGTCCTAAACGATTCATTAGAAAGTAGTCATTGTTGTATCGTGTTTTATCTAGACAGTCTTCAAATGTTTTCAATCCTGTCTTTGGACTATGAATATGGTCACAGGCCCATGTAGGAACGTCCAGCATCATAGACCAATCAGCAGTTACTTCCAGCCACTCTAGAATCTTTTGACGAGTTTTAGTGGCTTCCTTGCCCTCAAAGTCTAACCAATCAAACTTAAGAACACCCTTACCAATCTGGTATCCGCCGGAGTCGCCTAGAATCATTGTGTTGTTACGATCACGTTGTTGGATCATAGATTCTTGCACAAGACTCTTTTGTAGATCTAACTGTGCATGACCTGCAGAATACAAACCGTATTTGTAAGTAAAATAGCCTTGTTCTGGATTAAGGAAGTTCATACCTTCAATGCCACGATCAAATCCTGCTGGAATCCGTGTATCTGGAATAAACTTCTCTAATCGTTGTTTAGCAACATAGGTGCTATAGAAAGAACTTATAGCTGGCAAATAGACAGCATAGTCTTTCTGTAGTGGAGTTAAGTTAACTTGTTGTTTCATTATTAGGTCTGTGCAGGAATAATGTATTTGTAAGTAGCAATGCCGCTGTCTAGGGTAATTTGCAATGCACCTTCATTAGACAAACTCATTGTAGTGTTGTTAACATCTGCAATTTTCAAGATACTTAATACAGGTGCAACAGGCCATGTCCAACCTTTGTTTAGATTACCTTTAACATCTGTGGCAAAAATAAACTCACCACCGTGACTACTAGCATCACCGAATGTAAACTTCAATTTATCGCCATCTGTTTTAGCAAGGAAAGTTGCATGTTCGCTGTTAGCTGCCGCTTGGAAACTAAAACGCTGTACGCTACTTTGTGTAGGATTAACTTCGACATCCCACTTGACACCGCGGAACTTGGTAGTCTTAAGTTTTTCGTTGATGATTTCACTGTTCATAAAACGGTAATCGTTTTTAAAGTCACCCGTTTTGTTTTCGAAGTGAATGCCAACTGGAATTGTTTCACCGTTACGTTCTGCGGTCATTAATTCAATCTTTGCATCTTCTTTGTATTCTGGGCAATCGAGATTGTATTTCAATTTATTCAATTGAGGCATACCAAAAACACCGACCATCTCCGGCTGTGGATTCGCTGTTTCGCCAAACATAACAACTGTTCGATCATCTGCCATTGAGTCGATCTTAGTTGTGGTTTCATCACCTGTAATTTTTACAATGTTTAGGAAACCTAGGTTGTGAGTATGACTCACGATATCTTTTAATAAGTCTTGCATGTTATAGTCCTTTTGTATAGTTTATTTAGATTTAGGGGAAAAGTCAAGTAATATTTTAGTCAAAGCTGAATAATTTGCCAAAGGTATTATCTTGTGTTGTAGATTCTAGATCCCACTCTAGAACTCCAATAAGGTTATCAAGTTTGTTATTGATAATAGTAGTTTCCATTTCTGCATGATCAAATGGCAGATCCTGGAACCATTTAGGTAACCGTAGTTCGTCAACTGGATATGCAATGCTTGTAAAGCCAAGTGGATTGTCTTTGACCTTACATACAATGACTTTCATACCGTCTACAATTTGTTGACTGTACTTGTCACCATTCATACGCTTTAGAGTATTCCAATTGATACTAGCACGAACGTGTCCGGGCATATTAGCTTTGCCCTTCTTTTCTTCCTGTGCTTGATAGTCGGCAATATTATTAGCACGTTTTGGACTACCTTTCTCCCAACCTGGTCTAGCTTTAAACTCAGTTCGAAACTCACTGATACGCTCTAGTATCTCTTTCTCTTGTGCGTTATTGAGTACTTTGGTTAGAATTTCTTCTAAGAACTTTTGCATAAATTCTGGAGTATCACTGCGCTTCAAATCTAATCCCATGGCTTTGATCTTACCCGGGCCATCTATGTCTGTACGTTTACCTTCTTTGTCGTAATACAAGATAGCATAACGTTTCTTGGTCATATAGATGCCCTTGATAGCGACAAATTCACGACCAGCTTTGATGACCTCGCCTCTTGATTTAGGACAATGAAATGCGTCTAACATAAACTGCGGAAATGTGGCGTTAACATTATCAGCAATGGTATTGTACAATTGAATTACAATATCTTTATCCCAAGGAATTAATTTCTTTTGAATATCGATCTTTAATGTGTTATACGCTGAGAAATAGCATGAGTCAGTATCACCGTAGATAATTGCTTTACCTACATGATCAAACTCACCTGTGATCATTTCATTGACTTTTCCTGCCATATGTCGAGCAATAGCCCGACCTGTAAGTGTGGTACTTTGTCCAATTCGCTTGTCAAAGAAACGACATCCGGGATTCAAAATAGCACCATACAAACTATTCAAGTTAATTTTCTTAACTAACTGACGTTTGTCCCAATATTCTTCTTCAATCTTGTTACCTACTTCAATTGCGGCTTTAAGCTTCTTCTGCATGTCTTTACGTTCGGCATACCAACGCTTTAACAGTCCAGGAATAATACCTTCTTGATCATAGGTAAAGATTGTACCGTTAGCACTAAGTATCCAGGGTTGATTGCTTTCAAATATTAGTCGATATACCTCTGCCGCACTTAACACATCATTTTCACCGTTTTGCCAATCAATGATAATTTCCCAGGCTTTATCTTGACGCATTACTGCTTCGTATTCTAGGCTACCGAACATGCCTTCCCATGAAGCCGCAAAAGACTTTTTATGTATTAGCATCTGTTCTTGAATGAATTGATCCGTTTTGTCTTGACGTAGTTGACCGACAATTGTTTCCGGACCCATGTTCAATGCACGAATTGCACTTGGATACAGACTGTTAATGTCCATTGAGCCAATCCAGTCATGCAATCCTTTCTTAGGATATGCAACATACGCACCTGCGGCTTGATTGTTAGCATCTTCATCACGATGTGGTCGACTTGGTACAATAAGACCACGATGGTGAGCTTCGTTTACAATAGCCTGCTCAGTAACAGCCACCGCGCCCATAGTGGTCTGTAGCAATACGGTACACTCATGTGCCAATGTATTTGCTAGATCTAAAAATTTTAATTTTTTATCTAACTTGTCAAGTAGCGCACAGTCTTGTCTGTTATATTCAATAAACTTTTTAAAATCGTTATTGTATAATTGATCAAGTGTACCTTCGTAGACTGTTTTAGTTTCACCTAACTCATATTCGGCAATCGCATCCAATCGATACGAGTGTCTTTCTTCATAGGTGTACTTGCGGTACAGCTCGAGACTGTCCAAATGAACGCGACCAACCAGGTCATAAGTAATAGCCGTTTTTCCATACTTTTCGTATTCCCTTTTCTTAGGAAACTGATCCCATAGACAGAACCTGCGAGTGTCTTCTTTACTCAATGCTTTGGTAACTCTATTTACCGTATAGGGAATATCAAATCCTTCTGAGTTCCAACCACTTAGTACATCTGCATCTGCTATTAGCTCTAAAAACATTTCTAGCATTTCTGCTTCTGTTTCAAACAAGTGTGTGTTAGGAAAGTCTTTAACTTGTTCTACGGCTTCTGCCATTGTCAGTGTCTTAGGGGGTACAGCAAGACAAATTAATGTATCCATCCATTGTAGGTGAACAGCGATAGCAGTAATTGGCATGAATGCATCGTCTGGACTTGCATAGCCACGTTCTGGATCAAAGTCCACTTCAATATCGAAAAAAGCTACATTTAGTTTTGGAGCGTCTTTGCCTAGATAGTTTTCTTCTAGGTTTCTAAATACAGGATTGATGTCACTTTCGTATAGGCTGTGACTGCTGTGAATCTTTTTCTCCTTCATAAACTCTTTATAAGTTTTAGAAGTTACTTTACTGAGATTCTCGTTGTAAATTGATTTGTACTTACCTCGCTGGTCCGGATAATAAAAAATATACCGGGCTGGGTATTCTTGAAAGATCCTGCCTTTTTTAGGATCTCGTTCGACAACATAAATGATGTCTTTATCGCGATTCCAGATCGCGTCTACATAACTCATATTCTTCTCCTCGTGATTTTATGGCTCACTGACCATCTTTTAGCGACTTATGGCTCGCAATGCCGTTCTCAAAAATATTTAGCTAACATTCTAACTAGGCCAATAGAATCTATACTTACTAACAAAACGTAGTTAGCCAGCATACCAAAAGATTGACGACTATAAGCGGCCCAAGCGTACATAGCACAACCAGTAATCCATATAGGATACAGTATGATAAGAGGCGGAGTTGGTACCGTGAACGCCATTGTAATCGCGCAACCGATGCTAATTGCCCAAGCCACAATTTCCACGATAAAACGTAAAGGGTAAGTCTTATAGTCATCTTTAATCCAACCAACTATATCATTGAAAATATTATACATTAATCTTCTCTGCGATGAGAATGTCCGCTGATATCCACAATAGTTTCCAAATCGTCAAATTCTTTCCAAACGCTGTCCCATTGATCTTTTTGTGCAATACGGATTGCTTTTTTAATTACACTGGGTTTAACTTCTAGTTCTTCTGCTACTGCTTTAATTGTTTCATTCAATCCTTCTGTAAGGTCTTGAATCTCTTGCATGACAGTCATGCCTTCTGCAACAATTTGTTTAATCTTTGCTTGTTCTGGTGCGCCAAATGCTTTACCCATGTGATATCTCCTGTGAGTGTTAATTATATATGAATGTCTTTAGAATGTCAATGATTTTTCAGTATATTCTGCTTTATTCCATCCAATGATAAAATTAGCTTTCCAATCATTTTGTGCAAACCCTGTAAGATTTTTCCATTCGTCTTTATGTTGCGTTATACGCTGTGCCGCATCTTGCCAATCAATGTGTCTTACTTGGTAATCAAAACTAATCATGCGTGTGACAAATTGACTATAATCATAATTATCATACTCTATATGTAGCACTTCAAAAATATTACCATGCTCATCAACTGCATCTAGGGCAAAATCAAACCCCCATTTTTGTTTGGTATTAAGTAACCATTCTGCTTCTGGTATATCTTTTTTTATTTTATTAAGTTGGTAAGATGCATGTTCAGAATAATTACAACGATGTAATATCATACAATGATCTAATATTAATTTGGAATTTTTATCTTCTAATTCAAACCATGATTCT